CGCTGCCGCCAACACTACCTACGCTGCTGCCAGCGCTGCAAGAAGTCAGTGCTATGAGCGCATGGCTGAGAAGCTACTGGAGCTGATGGCTGAGTGTCCTAGAGAGTGGTTGCGATGGGAGTAGCAGCATGAACGATCCCTTCGACACTAGTTACGACTTCGAGAAAGAGGCTTATATGGACTCAGAAGCTGATTCTCTGAACGATATGGCTAAGGTTAGAGAGACCATCTCGCAAGCCATCTCGACCATATCTGAAGCAAAGGAAAAGCTAATGAGATTGCGAGAGGAGAACACCAAGCTCAAGACTCAATGCGAACTCTATCGCGCTATAGCTAAGATTAACCATGACACCATCGTGAAGCAGAGAATGGATGAGCGATGATGTGGGACGATTATGACGTGATAGGTATCTATTGCATTCTGGTACTTCTCACTTTCTATGCCATGTATGAGCTTTATTGTTACTTGGATAGAAAGCGCAGACAGAGAATGCTGAGAGTGAAGTTTAGGTTCTGCAGGGAAGTAGGATTTAGGGCGAGAAAGTGATCGATGAATCTAAAATGGAGCGAGCACTTCAGTTTCTTGCTGAGACTGACGAGAAGGCTGCCAGCCTCAAAGCTGACGTAGCTCGTACTGAATACGTCGCCAAACTCAGAGAATCCAGTGCCTATCTGACCGCTTCAGGGGAAACAGTGAAGGAGAGAGAATCCATAGCTAAGACCGCTCCTGACGTACAGGAAGGCTGGGACTTGCATTTCAAAGCAATAGCAGAGTTTGAGAAGGTGAGAGCGAGAAGGGAAAGAGCGGTATTGGTTTGTGATCTCTTTCGCACCCTTGCCGCAAACCGTAGAGCGGGGCAGGTATGAATGAAGAACGCTATAAAGCTCTCTTTTCCCTTGGCTGTCTTCCCTGTCGGCTAATTGGGGCAATAGTCCAATGCGGGAAGACTGAGATTCATCATCAGAATCTGGGTGGACACGCAGGACAGAAAAGACTCGGTGATGATTTTACGATTCCTTTGGGAGAATACCACCACAGGGGCAAGATAACTTGGAACAAGACCAAAGCAGAGATGATCGAGATTTACGGCCCCTCGCTAGCCTATGGTTCTAAGCCATTTCATGAGAGATTTGGTTCAGATGCTGCTTTGCTTGAGAAGACGAATGAGCTTTTAAGGACGGCCTCTCAGGCTCTCAGAGCTCGCTGATGTACGCCCTGACTGGGTGGTTGTCGAGAACACGCATCATCGGTGGCGAACTTGGGTGCCCGAGCTGCGGCGCATTCTTTGGGGAGTCGGGTATGCCAGCCTGCCGCCGCCAACCTTACCTTGGAGTAGCCTGAAAATGATTGTCATGAGCCGCCCCCTCACCCTTGAGACCCTCCTCAAGCGCGGCGCGTGCGCCGACCAGCGTCAGCGGTTCGCCGACACCTTCGGCAAGTCCGTGGACGTGACGCCGGAACTCTGCATGAGCGTAGCTGACCAGTTCGACTGGTCTTGGGCCGTGCGGTGTCTGCTCTCACCCGAGGCGCGGGCCGAGCACGAGCGCGTGTGCGCCCCGGCACGGGCCGAGTACGGGCGCGTGCGCGACTCGGCGCAGGCCGAGTACGAGCGCGTGCGCGACTTGGCGTGGGCCGAGTACGAGCGCGTGCGCGACTTGGCGTGGGCCGAGTACGAGCGCGTGCGCGCCGAGTACGAGCGCGTGCGCGCCGAGTACTGGCGCGTGCGCGACTCGGCGCTGGCCGAGTGCGAGCGCGTGTGCGCTCGCGAGTTCGGTCGGCTTTACGCGAACGGGGGTGCGGCATGAGCCGCCCCCTCACCCTTCAGGACGCCAACGTGCTCTTTTGTCGCCGGCTGCTCGGGATGACTCTCGATGAGGTGCGGCCGCTGACCACCCCGGCGGAGCGCAAACGCGCCTGGGTGTGGCACTCATCCGCGCTCGACCACTGGGAGTTTCACGGCCCCGACGGCTACTACTGGCACGGCCGCGCCGACAACGCCTATCACGCGCGGCAGCAGGGCTGGGCCGCTTGGCTTGAGCATCTGCACAGAGAGCACGTCGACATGGTCACCCGCCTACAGGGCACGCGCGAGCGCGAGGCGCAGGCTCTACGCACCGGAGGGTTCCGCTCATGATCCGCGATCGACAATGGGTCTGCACCGAGCTCGCGCCGGTGTCGTTCCACACGGTAGCCACTTCGCGGCTGTCCGCCATGATGTTGAACCACGGGTTCGGAGTGTGCGGCACCCCGGGCCGGCGCTGGTCGCGTTGGCTGTGGTGATGTCATGAGACTCACCCTTGAGACCCTCCTCAAGCGCGGCGCGTGCGCCGACCAGTGTCAGCGGTTCGCCGACACCTTCGGCAAGTCTGTGGACGTGACGCCGGAACTCTGCATGAGCGTAGCCGACCAGTTCGACTGGTCTTGGGCCGCGCGGTGTCTGCTCTCACCCGAGGCGCGGGCCGAGCACGAGCGCGTGTGCGCCCCGGCACGGGCCGAGTACAAGCGCGTGCGCGACTCGGCGCTGGCCGAGTACTGGCGCGTGCGCGCCCCGGCGCTGGCCGAGTACGAGCGCGTGCGCGCCCCGGCGCTGGCCGAGTACGAGCGCGTGCGCGACTCAGCGCTGGCCGATTACAAGCGCGTGCGCGACTCGGCGCTGGCCGAGTACTGGCGCGTGTGCGCCTCGGCGTGGGCCGAGTACGAGCGCGTGCGCGACTCGGCGCAGGCCGAGTACGAGCGCGTGTGCGCTCGCGAGTTCGGCCGGCTTTACGCGAACGGGGGTGCGGCATGAGCTTCACAGAACTGCAAAGGAAAGCGCTGGCACGCGCCGGTTTTCAGCGCTCTCGCTGGCTCTTGGATCACAGTCCTAGGAAATACCCTCAATATCAATACTGACGGTACATTCTCGATCCTGGATGACGGAAGACTCTCCCAAGACAATACGGGTTGTTTATTCAGTGGCCAGATAGTGATTCTCGACCCGACGCAGAACGTCTACAGCGTGACTGCCACTACAAGTGATAATCCAGGAGGGGGGCAACCCTGCACTCAAGTCGGAGATAGCATTCAAGGGGTTTTAACGGTTCTACCCTCAGGTCAATTGGCTGGGGGAATCAGCGACTCCACAGGTCAGGTCATGACAAGCTTCGATACGAGTCCCTGAAAGCTCTCGGTGAGGTCCTTTCAGTTCATCAATCTCTAACTGCAATACCTCCATCAGGAGCTCGAGGCGCTTAACCTCTCGCTCCAGATGACGGACTCTGTGTTCTAGGTTATGGGGTGACAATGGTCACCGTGGTGCCGGAGAGCTGAAGGGCCGCAGTGGTAGAGGTTGTATTGAAGGCCTGGACAATCGCAGGATAAGCAGTCCCGGCAGAATCTGTCGCTACGGACGACACAGAACCTGCTCCTGCGGCAACGGTCAGGCTAGCCGAGGTCCAGGGAGTAGGAGTCTCGGAGCCGTTCAGGGTCACCGTCTGGGTGGCTCCCGAGGAGTCTGTAACTGTGGCCACGACCTGGGCAATGGTGACGCCGGCCGGAAGGGCCGGACCCTGAAATACTTCGCTAATGGTGATGACGGACATGATTACTTTCCTTGAGCTTTGAGGGTTGCTACTAAGGCCACGGCGACGCTTTCCTCGACGCCGTAAGCAGTGAATAAGGCTTGAACCTGGGCGTCTGTCACCGCCGGTCCTCCAGAGAGTTCCTGCTGGATAAGGGCAAAGAGCTGCGGTGCAACATTCAGGAGAGCGGTGAGGATACTGGCTGCGGTACTCATGGCGCTGGCACCTTGGCTATACAGGCATCAATGGTACTTGCCGTGCCCCCAGGCACGAGACAGGCGCTGATGGCGGTCAGAGAGGTCATGGCCGCTGTAAATGTGGCAGTGGCACTGGTAGCATTCCCAGCATTGCTAGCCTGTTCTGCCACCACTAAAGCCGCTTCTACCGCATTGGTCGCCGTAATGACCTTGGCCAATTGAGTGCTCGAGATCGCACCGGAGTTTGCCAGAGATACCGCCGCTGTCAAAGCTGCAGTATTCAACTGAGCGGCGGTGGCAATGGATGAGGTTACCGTTGGGGTCGAAGCACAACCTGCGAGACACAGGGTAAGGATTAGGTATCTCATCTCAGTGACCCCAGACTCCCTGAATCCACGACATTGAGTAACCAGACCAAGAGTATCACCCCAACGATGACATAAATAATCACCTTGAGGATCGGTGGGATGCCTGGGACCTGCTGGATGCCCCAGAGGATCAGTCCAACGATCGCTAGGACGATCAGAGCGACTAGAAGTAAGTGAATCATTTTGGTGTACTCGGTGAGACCTTGGGTAGATCGGAAGCCTTGTCCACTGCAACAATGCTCTTGGCTGCCGCAACAGTATTTGCTGTGGATTGGCCACGCCAAAACGTTAGGACCGCAATCGCCGCCGTATACCATTTGATCTGAGAGGCTGGAATGACGTTGCTCGAGAGCAGGATGGTTATTGTTCCTCCCGCGACACCAAGAATCCGGGTGAAACGGTCCTCGGTCCAGCTGTAGACATTGGTTAAGAACTGCCAGAATGTCATTTAAGTCCAACTCCCTGTAAAAAGTACCGTTCCTGCCCAATCATAGCGCGATTTCAGTTGCGGTTCAGTCACTTGGCATTGATTCTGAGCCTCAGCCCAGTTTCCGGCCTGGATAGCCGCTATCATTTTGGGGAAACCCCGTATCAAACCGTTGAAGCCGAGATTGAAGGCGAGTGTGATCAGGACTGCCTGTCTCGCGTCATCGAGGCCTATAAACCACGGTAGCTGATTCAGTGAGGCGTTCAGAGCGTCCACTTGCCACTGAAGGACCGATGACGCCAAGGCTATCGGCCAATCCCGGCAGGCGCAGCCAAATCCTATCGTGGGGACCCCTTGGGTAATGATTGGCATACCGTCGGAGTCGTCATAGACATTGGCTCTGAAGCCTTCGAGAGTTTGTAATTTAGCAACAGCTAGATCCACTGCACTCATGGCGCTTTTCGTATCCCGAGGCTCAAAAGAATCTGATCCAGGCGAGCTCTATTCTCGGTGTGTTGTCGTTCCTGGTTCTCTTTCCAATCCCGGATCTCATCCCGGAGATTAAGGAGCTCTGAGCGATCGACTTTGTCCCTGACGGTATCTGCAGTGCGTTTGACGAACATGACGATCAAGCCTCCGAGAAGCGTCAATAACGCATTCCAGATATTGTGTGCTATGGGTTCCGGGCCATCCATCGGAAAATCCCTATAGAAGTCCTGGAGTTCTCTATAGACCGCTCCTTGGTCATTCTCTTATCCGGTGATATTGACAGCAGGGGAGGACACATTGGTAACGATGATCGTGAGTACTCTGGAGGTCTCAGTAGCTATCGTGGCTACCAAAGAGAGATTACCGACCAGAGTTACACCGGAACCTGCAAGAATCGTCTCGGTGTGTCCTGTCGTGTTCTGAATCTCACACTGGAAACTCGATCCCACAACCGGAGGAGGAATGAACTGAGCCAGGATATTCGTTGCGGTATCTGTCGTATCGTTGAAGTTTCCCGACTGAGAGCCACCTCGAAGAATAATCCCGCTATAAAGTCCTGCAGCAGTGAGAGTTCCCGCTCCGACCGTGGATATGGTCGTAGTTGAAATAGACGGCGGAAAGGCATCCCAAGTCACTAGAGAGCCTGAAGTGGGTCGTGTATCCCCTCCTAGAGATGGCACTCCGTGAACGTTTACGGCTCCCCCGTACGTATTGGGGAATGAGCCGAAAGTAATAGCACTGCCACTGATTCCTGAGTCGGGTTGTATTCCTGTGACGTTTAGACGACAGGAAATCCCAGAAAATGCAGGAGCGGTAGTACTGATATACCAGTCTCCTCCAATCCAAGTCGCATTGCCTCCGTTCTGGTAGAAGCCATAATGGGTGAAGTCCTCCATGTGACAACCGATAAAGGTAGTCCCAATCGGACCACTCACAAAATAGCTTCTGTCTCCTCCTTCTCCATCACAGGTGATGAAACATCCCCCGGCATCATAATCCGCAATGTAATGTGCGCACCAATAGGTCGGAGTGATATCTGTTCCTTCATTCGCCATCCAGTCGACGAACCACGGACGGTTGGATGAGGTCATAGGTGCAGCAGTGGCAGCTACAGCGAAGTCCATGCAATTGATCCGGGTTGTATGATCCCCGCTCACCCACCCAAATCCTACGAACTGTGCTGCTGAGACAATGTTCTGGAACTTGGAATAAGCACTCCCTGTATTCTCAATACTGACCTGAAAATCATAGATAAGACAGTTCTCTATAACTCCTTGGGGAGCGACGTTATATCTGATCCCCATGTACTGGGAGTTACTTGCAACTAAAGCAATGTTCTTGACCCCAACCCCTTGAGAGTAACTTCCATAGTTCGAGGTTTCCATGGCGTTTTCACCGACGGAGATCAGCTCGGTCATGCGGGTTCCGGCTGTGATTCCGGTAATCGACCAAGTAGAAGTATTCGTAGGCTGTGTCGTCCAAGGCCAGGAGACCGTCAAGACACCACTTCCACTCACGTAACTGTTAATAGGTCTAACCTGTCCCGAGCCTGTTCCCCCGGTGATCGTGATGTAGCCGTAATTGACTGTTAGACCCGTACTAATAGTGATCGTACTCGCCCCACCCGCAGAGGCAGTACCGTTATAAGCGGTCTGATTCACAAGCCAGAACCCTGAAGCGTCTATGGCGATGGATTGTTGAGTAGAACTCTTGTAATAGATCATCGCGCACTGCGGGGTGCTACCAGCAGCGGTCACCACAAAGGCCTGCTGGATGGGTCCACAATCCTCTCCCACCAGATGCACATTGGAGTTCAGATACAAGGTGGAACTGACGATATATATCCCCCGAGGAATATAAACCTCTCCGCCTTGGACTTGGCACTGCGCTTGAGTAGTTGGAGAGACGATGTAGCTGACAGAATTTATGGCTGATTGAAACGCAGTTGTGCTATCAGTAGTTCCAGTGGGATCAGCTCCGTATCTAAGAACATTACCGGAAGCGTACCAGTAATACGTCGGGGTGACTCCAGCAGTCTTTTCCTGGGTCGTCTGGGGATATAAAACTCCCCCGATAATCGCTTGGGTTAATGCAGTGGGAAGATAAGTCCCCAGCATCACACTGAAGCCCTGGACGTTATCGACCGGCCATCCAGGAATCTGATTTCCCGAAGCATCCGTCAGATTCAGCTTGTAGGAGAGCGTCGGATCGAGCCAGAGCGCACACTCCCCTCTCGAGTTGAGCACAATAGGATTAGTGTTGGGAGTTACCTCAGAAGAGGACGGATAAGTCGCTTGTGGAGTCGTGGTTCCAGCAATGTAGGAATAGAGCAATCCGCCGGCTAAAGGATTACCATTATTGTCGAAAGCTTTAAAGACCGGAGTAGGAGCGAGTTGTGCAGTGGTCATAGTCTACGAACGATCATGTAAGAGCCTATGCCTAGAACTGAGGTATTGGCGGGACCTGAGGTTTGTCCAGCAGTGACGGTCAAAGTCCCTGCAACACTCACAGTGATGACTCCTTCGGCGGTGAATGTATAGGTATTCGATATCCCAGAACTGGCTATCGAGGCAAAAGTGGCAGGACTTGCGGATGTTCCGGCCGCTCCTGCAGTAACGGTTGGGCCCCCAGTGGCAACGGTAAATGTCGCCCCTCCAGCTACTGGAACGAGCCCAGTCCAGGTACTGGTCCCCCCGAACTGCAGGGATAACCCGTCCGAGGTTCCACCTGTTGAGTAAGTAACCGCTAGTACCTTGACGGAATAAGTACCGATCTGATTCAAGGTGATCGACAGTCCCGTGGCTGCTTGAGCCGTGACGGTCGTGGTGAAAGCGGTCGAGAGATAAGAGTCATTACTGACATTGGCAGATTGGTAAGTCAGAACCGTCCAGTTAGAACCCCCTCTGTACTGAGCCAGGAACCAGTCTCCGGGTGCCCCTTGGATGTTCGCAGAACCAGGCAGGATGAGGCTGGTGGCGTTATAAGTCAGGACTGGGGACCCGGTCAGGGTCACGCTATAGATCGGCGCCAGGAGGCTCGCAGAGCCCCCAAAGGAGGTAATCGTGGCATTACCTGTGACTTGAGCTACGTGGGAGGAAGCATTAGCTCCTAGGTCTGTCGTGGCGGCGGAGGCGAAGGGAGAGGACTGGGGGCCGAATGTCCCTAAAGCCACACCATAAGAGGCCACGGGAGCGGCAAGTAAAATCCAAGCTCCAGCGTAATAGATCACCTCTGCCATCTGTCCTGCTACCAGCTGTCCGGCAGCCAAAGCAGAGCCGTTCAGATTGGTGATATTGATCACCCCTAAACCATTGACGTTTAGGGTCGAGCCTCCAGTGTTCGAGTTCGCAGGAACGAAATAGAGGACTATGCCATTCGTCAGGGAGGTAAAGGAGGCCGTGAAGTTGACGAGATAGGAGTTAGCTGCTCCGGTATCGACTCCGCCAAAGAGGGTCAGGAGCTGGGAGACACTGACCTGATCTACCGGATACCCAGGAATCTGATTTCCACTGCTATCGGTAACATTGACCTTAATAAAGGTGTTGGGCGGCAGCCACATGGAACACTCGCCCCTAGAATTCAGGACTATCGGATTCGGGTTGGTTGTGGCTCCCGTGGAATCGGTATAAGTCGGGGTCGGCGAAGTAGTCCCAGCTTGGTAGGTATAGACCAAACCGCCCGATAGAGGAACCCCGTTATTGTCAAAGAACTTCTGGACTAGGAGAGGAGCTAAAACTTCTATATTAGCCATGATTGGCGCTATAATGACGAAGCCAGAAAAGCGCGTTAACGCTCATCTGGCTTCTAACCACCAACGCAAGGATATTTGCATCAATGGCTAAATCGAATCTTACCATTTCGGTCTCTCTTTTCCTTTCAGTATTGCTCGTAGGATGCGCTGCTAAGCCAACCATCTGGGATAAGCCCGGCGCTACTCAAGAAGCCTTCAGTCGAGATAAATACCAGTGTCTGCAAGAGACGGCTGATTCCGGTAATTACACCGCTGTCGGTCCTCTGATGTTCATCGCGATAGCTCATGATCAAGCCATGAAGCGCCAACAGGCCATGTTTAATGCCTGCATGGAAGCGCATGGCTATGTAGCCGAGGCGAAGTAACATGATCTGGATATTCGCCGCCAACGCTGCCTACGCTGCTAGCGGCGCTGCTGGCTACGCCGCAGTGGTGCTGGTCCTATGCTTTCAGTGCCACAATATTATCCCAGGCACGGAATCTCCCGGGCGGAAAGAGATAGGCGTTAGCCATCGAGTGCTCTCATGATCTGGTTATTCCTTCTCGGGATCATTGCTTTAGCGGTGTACAACAGAGGCTTTCGGAGAGTCTTACTCTGGACCTCTCCGATATGGATCGTCATGGCGTTGGTTGCGTGGGGCTAACGATATCGGAGAGCTTTGAGAGTCCAGCCCCCGGAGCTAGAACGCGCTTAGCAAAGTTCCGTTCTGCGATTCCCTTGATGACCGGCATCCCGAGCCCCATCGTCTTGGCATTGATCGCGGCTCCTCCGATCTCTTGAGCAACTCCGGTCGCTGCATTCCTCAGCACTCCCGATTTGGAGTAATTCACGAAATTACCCGGAGGAGGAACCTTGGCATTCGTAATAACGCGGCCTAGAGACTCTAGGGAGTTCTGCGTATCTGGACTCACCAATGACTTGAGCTTCGGCCCAAGTTTCTGCAATGCTCGGTTATAGCCGTTAGCTGACACAGTCCCGTTAGGGGTTATGGCTGAATCTCGAATAGTGCTCAGGGCATGAGAAGCAACCGCTTGCTGTGCTTCTGGACCGAGTTTGCTCATCATCAGATCAAGATTAGCCTTGGGAGCTCCTAGAGCATACTTGTCCAGGAATTTATCAGCCAAAGGCGAAGGCGCACCGACCTTAGCTGAATCATTGACCGCTGCTTGATAGGCGGGATCAGCGTCCAGCGCATCGAACCTGGCCTTAGCTGCCGCTCTCGCGGAATTCGCTAATCCCTTCAGGCCTGCGGCTTGAGGAGAAAGTGGGAGCTGCTCGAGCTGATTGCGGATAATTCCAGACGCCGCTGCTTCACTTCCTCCATTTCTCTGGGCTTCGGCCAATCTTGTTCTGGCCGCCTCGAAACCCTCGAAATCCAGAGGCTCACCATCTCTCAGGCTATTGAGAAGTGATTTGGCAGCAGGAGGAACACTATCGGTCAAGTATTGCTTCTTGAGTTGTGCATCCACATTACTCAGGAACTGACCGGTATCTAGGGGTACGCTTCCGCCATTGGCATCCGTCAGAGCTTTGTATTTCGCACTGATATCAGCCTTGATCGGTTGATCGTAAGCCTTCAAGGCATCGACTGCGATCTGGCCATTCTGAATCGGATTGTTCTGGACCGTCGTCGGACCGGCTTCCTGACGAATGTTGTCCAGCGCGTCCGTCATCTGCTGCTCTTGATCAACCCTCCGTTTCATAATTGCAGGATTGGTACTGTTCTGCTCATTGGAAAAGGTCGTCGGATCTCGTGTCGCCTGCCCCTCCATGAGCTGTACTCCGTGCTGTTCCGCCTCAATGTGGTTGGCCAGGGCATCCACATTCACCGCACCACCAGTCTTATTTGCAGCTTCGACCACAGCCTGCTGTAACTGGGGACTTGTTCCCTGGAGATTGGGGGCAGTAGCAGCCGCAGAGGTCGATAAGGGCGAACTCTGCGCAGTTCGATTAACGATCTCCTGAGGACTCAGGGGCGGATTGACAAAGTTTCGAACCGCATCGACTCCTGTTCCGACCGCTCGAGTACCAGCACCAAGAGCGCTTCCAGCGCCTCTCGCTAAATCGCCAGCCGCTGCGAATTCCTCGTTAGCCCCAAATGCCTGTACTCCAGTATCGGCAAGAGTAGCCAGAAGTGGGGAACCGGTATCCTGCTGGATAACATCTCCCACCCCTTTTCCAACGCGCCCAGGCCACGTTAGAGGGTTGTAGGGCGATGCCATAACCTCCTGGGTTCTGGGATTCATACCGGTAGTAAACCGCGCTTGAGTCTCCTTGATGTCTTGGGCGGCCTTCCTTAATCCCTGTCCTGTAGCAAGATCCCACAAACCCTGATATCCGGCCCCGACAGAGGCGAGTGTCCCCGTAACCGTGGAAAGACCGGCCTGGAGCGGGCTGAATGACCCTTTGTCCTGACTCTGTACCGTAGTCGATTTACCCGCAGCGGCAGCCGCCATGGCATCTCCCACCGGGTCAGACGACTGCGGGGCATATTGTCCAGCCGCAGAGGCCATAGCGTCATCTACCGGGTCACTGGCCATTCACCAGACCCATTAACGTTCGGCGCTTCTGGAGGAGTTCAGCCATACCCTTTCGACCTTCATCGGCCTCGATATTAGCGAGCTCCGCCTTGTCGCCACGTTTAAAGGCGTTCTCGTAGGCAAAGACTTGGGGATCGAAGTTCTGCGCCCAGGCCGATCTATAAGCCTGGTAGGCCCCGTAATTAGGGGTCTGGCCTGTTCCTACAACTCGATCCAATCCCGCCCTGTACGCCCCCGTAGCGCTCTGTAGAGCGTCTACGAACTTAGTCTTGTCCTTGATGACCTGGTTGTTGTACTGGGTATTTCCAGTGAACTGCTTAGCCGTTTCAAGCCCAGCATTGGTTGTCGGTAATCCCATGGTCTGGGAGGCTAAAGCGGCTTGCCGGTCTAGGAAGGCCCCTAGCTCCTGATAAGCAGAACCGGTTGGGAGACCCGCTGTAGCTGCGGCCTGATGGATGAATTCCGTTCCCTTACCAGTGCTAGTCTGATCCGCGAGACTCAGGATGCGTCTATTGATGTCTCGATTTACGGGAACCTGATCCCCAGCTTGCCGAGCAGAATCTATCTGGGCTTGGATGACCTTTTGATCCGCTACTGGCTGCCATCCTCCCGAGGGACTAGCCCCTGGCGGAGCGGTCGGGGGAGCCGCTCCGGAAGCAGGAGGCGCGCCGGGCTGTATAGGAATCGGGTTCAATCCATATTCGCCACCTATCGCCGCTGGGCCCCCTGTTGTGGGATTGGGAATAACTTGCGGTGGTAACGAATTCTTGACGCTCGTAATGGGTTGCTGTCCAGGCGAAAAACCTTCTGATGGGCTGACATTGAATAACTTGGTAGTCCCTCCTGCTGATACGGCCGTCGGTCTCGGGTATTGAGCCGCCTGTTGCTCTGAGGCACTCTGCCCGAGCATTTGGACCTGGGCGATAGCTCCGGCTAGATGTCCCTGTGGCACATTATCTAGCTGCGGCTTATAGATCGCCGCGATCCTAGCGGCATCGGGACTCAGCTTTGAGAAGTTAGCCAGGAAATTATCCGCCTTGGCCCTTCCAGCATTGATTCCAGTCTCGGGATCAGTCTGATCGGCCTGGACATCCTTGTCTTTGGCTAAAGCTCCAATCTGACTGGTAAAGGTCCCCAGAACCGTATTATTGAGCTGTGCCAGAGCTTGCTTGTTCTGAAGCTGTCCCTGTTTGATCTTCAGAAGATTATCGATAATTGCTGGTTTCCCAGGACCTGCATTCTTGAAGTCTGGACTCGAGAAAGCACTTCCTAGATCGACTGTTCCATCATCATCGATATGCTGAGTCGGGTCCCAGTCCTTGAAGAACTGGGCAGATTCCTGCTGGCCCTGGGCTCCAATCTGGGCGGTCGTAGCGGTAGCTTGAGCGGTTTGTAATCCTGCCTGGCCGGTCTGTAAAGCTAACTGTTGCTGCTTGATCCCAAGAAGCGAAGAAATCGTGTTAAGCCCCTGCATCGGGTTCGGAGGCTGAACCATCGCACCTACGGGTGGGACCATGTCGACTATGGCTTTATCCTCCGCTAACCTGAGTTAGCAAAAGCGATCTGATCGGGCGTCATAGCAGGCAGATTCTGGCTATTACCGCCGCCGTATAGCAGGGAGCCCAGAAGAGCTCCATTGATCCCGCTAGTGATCCCGCCCCCAATTGAACTCGTTGCCCCTACCGTACCTCCAGCCTGGGCTATGCCGATGTTAGAAGCGCTCTGGGCCTGTTGATTCGCGAGTGAGGTTCCCGATGTCGCTTCTTGACCAGCCGCTGCCTGACCGAGCTGCGCGACATTAGCCAAGCGGTTGTAGGTGTTCTGCTGTTGGGTCTGGTACTGACCGAAAGCATTGTTGAAAGCCGTATTCGCATAGTTCTGATTAAAGCTGGTCAAGTCCTTCAATGCAGCCCCGGACAAAGCACCTTGGGAAGTCGCGTCCTCGTTCAATACTCCTTGCTGCCCTTGCTGCAACTGGAACTGATACGCAGGGCTGTACTGCTGCATGTATGCCGCAGTGAAGGGCTGGTTCAACGAACCATATCCCCCAGCAGGGGAGCTTGAGGCGGTCGGCGCAACTCCGCCCCCTCCTGCGGTCCCTGGAGTCCCGATACCTTGGAGGTAATTAAGCTGTCCTAGAGCCCCATAACCGCTCTGGAGGTATGGAGCCTCCTGACCGGTAATGGTATTGAACTCATTGAGCGAGATCGCCTGAGCGTTCTTGTCAGCGCTAGCTTCGGTACCAGCAGCGGACTCCGCCCCGGCTGCACTAATGCCACCTGCGACAATGGCCCCTCCCGCAATGGCGGCAGCTACGCACACAGTCTCTTCTCCATGACGATATCGTCTCCGACGTAACCCATTGCCTTTAACACCTCATAGACGGGTCCGTTGAAGTGGACCGGCCATCCAATGACTTCAGCTCCAGCTTCCCGCATTGCCTTTTCCCACTTGGAGATGGCTATACCGGTATAGGAGCGATACTCAGGCTCGATATAGACCGAATCTCCTCCGCCTACCTTGATCTTCTTGTGATGGGCACTCTGATACACACAGCCCACCACATAGCCTCTTAAGCCCTCATCTCTCAGAGTCACGACAATGAGGGACTTCTTATCGACCAGCTTTCGGTATTGTTCGAGATCAGGCTCGATATCGAACTCCCTGGAACCATAGAAAGCACAAGTCTCAGCCTTGAAGTCCGTACTTTCCTGCCAGCACTTCCTAGCAAGCGGTAGAAGTTCCTCGAACAGTTCCAGGGTGAAAGGCTCTACCTCGATCCTCATAGCGGCGCAAATGTCATTGTGGGAGCACCCGAATACGTCACGATCAAGATATCTCCAGCTCCCACCGGGAACATTCCGGAGGTTTGTCCGGTGATATATGCGGTACTAGATCGCGTATAGGTGACTTGAGAGACGCTTCCACCTTGGATGATTACCGTCCCTCCCCTCGGAGCCGTATACGTGAAGGGAGAGGCTTTCACAGTAATCGTCGTTTCAGCAGAAGGAGGATTACCTGTGTGGATATCGTTCATGAAACGATAATAAGCAGCACTGGTTTCCCCTTTCTGGATCAGATTCTCTTTGTAAGTCGGGACAGCCCTCCACTGCCGAGTCACGATCCGTATTCCATGTAACAGGTAGCTCCAATAACGTCTCGAGCTACAGGATCGGTGAAAGTCATCTCCCAGACTCGATCTCTGCCCTGGTTATGTCCCAGGAGATACCAAATGGCTCTGTTAGTGGTTTCTCCCGCAGCTCCTATCGTCACCCACTGCTCATCGCTCCAAGTGAAACCACCGTCATCGGACCATCTCAACATGGCTTGAGGATTGACTCCTTGCCCTGACTGCAATCCCACACCAGGAGTGAATTCGATCTGGAGTTGAGAAAAGAATACTCTCTGACGGTTGTCCTTCTGCCACACGTGAGGACTACGACGTAGAGCCCTCAGAGGATTTCCAGCATCCGTGTAGTACTGGCGGCTCATCTGATGAAACTGACCAGTTTGATAATCCCCCACAATACGAACGTCAGCAAAATCCATGAAGCAATTACCACGGTGACGATGATAAGTACCCGTAGAGGAGTTATACGAGAGTCGTTTGTGCCACCCATACTTCCCTTGTGATCCTATCCATGTCGTGTAATCCAAGCACCATGTGATATCAGCGGTCGGGAAGGTCAGCATGTAGAACAAATGCCCTTCCTCTTCATACGCATATCCAATGGCATCGTTTATCACGGGATATCCTGAAATAGCGTGTTCCACGGCATGAGTTGAGACTCTCTGCCAGGAGTATTGATTGGTCGTAACGACTACGTTTTCACCCTGCTCGTTCTTCGCCAACCAGATCAATACACTTCCCAATCGGGTCAATGAAGCGAAAGCAGAACAACCTATTTGAGGTCCTACTCCAGGGATTCTGGAGAAGTAGAAGTTCTGCAATCCCGATCCATACCAAACCTCAGAAGTCCTTTCTCCGATCAACCACAGTTCTCTGTTATTGGCCTGTAGGGTTATCAGATTGTCCGTGCTGGAGTCCTTCAAGGAATAAAAGGCGCCAGGCATGAGAATCTGATAAGCGGTGGGACCCGTCGTAAAAAACGTCCGGGTCCCGGGTTGGTTGAATATGAGCCACCCCTCGATAAATTCGACCCGCTGTGCACCCAAGAAACCAGGATCGGTGATCTGCCCGAAGGCAGGAATCGTCAATGTAATCGCTTCAGACGCATTGGTGTTCGTCGCATTGTTCGACATCGTCAGTGTCAACCCGATGGTATCGACCGACTTCACCAATGTATTCGCAGGGATATATCCTGACGCATCCGTCAGGATGCCACCGCTGGAGACTATGAGTCCGTTAGGTAGTGAACCAGGAAAGGTTACTGTGGGTAATCCACTCTGAACCCCTCCGGTAAAGGTATTTACATAGGGGGTTCCAGAGAGCAGATAGTAGTAACAATAGGTTCCATCGACTATGACGGCATAGCCACCTAATCCGTTGACTAAGACTCCATTGTCTCTGATACACACCGGGCCGTTATTCGTCAGTAACGTTCCTACTTGTGTTACGGCGAACTGAGGTATCGAGGTCTGTGTCGCTGGAACAGTTACAGTGACCAGATAGACAATATTCGAGACCACAACGATGGCTTGTTGGCCACCTGGGAGAACCCAACATCCTCTGGCTTGGCCCATAGTCGTCGAGAATAGGGGATTAAGACCTGGCGCCCCCAGCATGGCAATGGGTTCTTTCGCCTTCGGCTCCGCAGACATCTCGACGTAGTAGTTGATCGCATCCTGGGCATCCTGGAGGGTCATCGGCATCTGACTGGAATCACCAACGAATCCGAAGTCAGAACCCTGAAAGGTCACACGAACCCTCCATTGACTATGAACGAAGCGTCTGTGTGTCTGCTGTAGATGAGATCGGAGTCATATCTCAATGTAACTACAGGATCGACGTTCAGGTTCTTGAGAAGCATCTTGGCTTCTTTGGCCTGAGTGATCAGTAGAGGACTCGGAGTCTTTCCGAACATCGGACACAGCTCCAGTCCCCATAGCTTCTTTAGTGCTCGGTTGTATCCTTGGGGTAGATTAATCTGCTGAGTGAGACTCGTGAACTCAGCCAGGATGTAGTCGGTGAATAGATATGCTTGTCCTGTAATGGAAGGATTGGGATACACCCAGATCGTTCCATAAGGGAAAGTGGGTTGATACGCAGCTACATACGGCCAAGGCCCCGGAACAGTCTTCAGTCCAATTTCCTTGTAGCGCTCAAAGGACTGGAAGTCCAGAAAGTAATCTAATCCAGCCGCTGCAGAAGTAGTAATTCGGGTAAAGCTAGTCCGACACCTTAGAGGTCGCGGGATACAAAAATTACCAGGAACCGTATAAGTAAAAGTATCAATACTAGAAGTAGTAGCAGTGGCATTTGCACTCACCGTGACCGTATTGGCTCCGGCATTGACTGAAACTATGGTCGTTCCTGCAGGGAGAGCATTGTAGAAATCGGTAATGGTTCCACCTGTTTCCGCTCCCGATCCGTTGATCCCGAAGGTAATGTCCAAGGAGGCGACATTAGTCACTCCGGTGATGACTGGACTTCCCAGAGTGCAGTAACCTGCGAAGGGAGCAGAGGCAGTAGGATTTCCGACCGTGTACTGATACTGACCTGAAGTCCAGGTAAAGATGTTCTCGTTCTGCGTGAAGATGAAGGCTTGATCGTTGGATAAGGACTCCAGTAGATCATTGCCGGCCTGCATCGCAGTCGATGCGATCGTATTACTTACGGGTTGTCCAGGGCTATAAGCGTTGATGTTCAGCAGTGCGCCTAACATCAGATCATTAGCAGTAGTGGTTACATATCCCATGTGTCACATCGGAGGTTCGTTGTAAGCCGTTGCAAGTAGGTTATCCCCAACCACCGAGAACGTAATCGGCATCCCTTGGACTATGACAGTGTTCGGTGCTAAGGACTGTGCAATCACAGTTCCTGCAATAGGACTCTTGGCCTTTACCTCGACCGGTGTCTGAGGGGCTAGACCTAGGAGTGCCGCTAGAGCCGTTGCAGTGTAATAGTCCATCCCGACGAAGTTCGGCATGCTGCCGGAAACAAACCACGTGAGATTGGCATTCCCTGGCGTCTCTACAAAAACCCCTCCGGAGGCCACCATGATATAAGCAGAAGCCCCGGAGAGAATTACGTTCTGTCCAAAGAGCGCGAACTGTCCGTAATTCGGATAGATACTCAGTTGTGAGATCGCTTGAGCACCGACGAAGTCGAAAGCTCCTGGATTCGCGAGTAACGTGAATCCAATCCCAGTATTCCAAGTGAGTGTCGCCGCTATGCCTGTGAGAGCAAACGATCCATAAGCACAGCTCAGACTGTAGTTGCTACTCGCCGTCGCATAGTACGTACATAGAGCTGCAGCCCATTTACCGCTGAAGGTCGTCGTGCCCCAACTGACCGTAACGGCTGAGGTCCCAGAGGACTGCACTTGATAGTCGGCGTCTCCACAGCTATCACTGGTATTGGATGGGTTGTAGAAGGACGTGAACGTCCCAGGGCCCCCGGTAGGAGGGAAGGTCCCACCGTTTCCTAAAGACCCACCAGCCAGAACCGGGATTAGCACCTCATTCGCATTCGCCAGTGCGCTTGTGGGCCCAACGCTCGGCGTGGTGCTATTGGCCCCTCCGGTTGCCGTTTGATCCAGTGTGAGGGGAGGGAACTCTATGAGTTCCGTCGTACCATAAAGATCAGCTTTGGTACCGCTGGGAATCGTAACGGTACAACTGTGACTCCCAGCCGTAGCGTTCGCGAGTCTCGCGAGAATGACGACCGCGAGGCCGCCTTCCTCGAAATAACCATCCTGGGTGTAAGTCGTCCCATCGCTGACTGTGAATCCACCACCGGTGGGCGCTGAGCCATCGGTGAATATCACGCTTGTGAGCGAGATCAGCGTATTGCCGGCGGTCACACCCGTCAGAGATGCAGTTGCCGTATAAGTGTGAGCAAAAGTCGCAAGGGATGAGTTCTGGACCGGATTCAGACTCATTTAAGTCTCAGTACACGCTCGGATAAGCAGTATTCACAATCGGATTAGCCTGGATTGCAGGAATAACAGAACTCGCCCAATCAGCCGCGGAAACCCCGTTGTCAGAGCCAAATCCAGGCCCCATCATCCACCAATAAGCATGACCCGCGTTGTATTGGGTGTTCAGTGCCACACAGATATCCGAGGGCGTAAAGTTCGTCGGATAGGGGGAACCTGCACCGGCCCCGGTCATATCCAAAGGCTCAATGTCCATCGAGAGTGATGAATAGGTCATCGGTGCCGGACTTATCGATGGCCAGTTATTATTTCCCGGAACACTCAGGTTAAAAGCTGTCTGAATCGCTTGACTTGCGAGTCCGGGCATGAAAGCACATGTCGCTGTAGTGGGGGACCCAGTCAGCGCTCCGGTCCAGGTCGCGGTATTGCTCCCGTAGGTAAAGTTAACCGACCTGGTTTCACCATCATTGAATAGCACATTGAGGGTCGCTGAATTATTATTCGCAGTCCAATTTCCTCCCGAAGTGCACCACGAATTTCCGGTTAAGGTCAATGAAGTCGAACTGATCGAGCCAATTGGAAGCGTTTGGTAGTTGGTCTGAAAAGAGCTATTTCCCGCCGTATCAGAGCAACCGACCAGTACACCGTTCTGAAAACACCATTGCGTGAGATTGGATTGACTGATTCCTCCAAATCCATTCTCGACCTGGACGTTGGTATGTAGAAACACACTCTTGCAATAGGCATAAAGAGATTGCATGGCATTACAGAACGCCGATCCATTCCCCAGGGTCGTTCCCGAATATCCACCCAGAGTATCGGTCGAAATGATGGAGAAGGTCTCAAAATAAGGATTGTTATCGTATGCAGCAGCAAGAGCTGCTATCAGATTCTGTAGCGCGCTCATGACGTTAGCATTGAGGAAGTTGGGGACTATTCCTCCGCCCTCTCCGGCCGATACTCCGTAAGGAGGGTTACCGGAGATCCCGGAACTTCCCATATCAGCATTTCCGTAACTGGAATTACTCAATATCCAGTTAGGAATATAGTTTCCAGCACTACTCCCAGACTGCCCGTTTAGATAGAGCATGAGTCGAAAGTATTTCCCTAACCCCTGACACTGGGCGAGACAGTTATCCAAATCAGTGATCGTTCCCTGCCCTGAGATCAGGGAGGTATTACCATTGAAGTTGTAGACTCCGGGAGTCGTCTGACTGACGAGATACCCCCACCAGACACCCAGTCCGATCCCTGTAACTCCAGAATACTGGATGCCGGTGTTTGCTCCAGTCCCGAAATAAGGCGAGATTACTGGCCATGCGTAAAACCCGCTTCCCGTGTTATTTGTGAAGCGGTGAATGGGGGTATAGATCATCCCATAGTGGCCTGGTTTCCACTTGACTAAGGAACTGCCTCCAGTCGTCAATGTTGCGGCCGGAGCCTCACAGGAGAATAAACCCCTGGAGCTTTGTACTTGATCCGGTCCTTGAGCGAACCCAATGGAAATCCCGCTCATGCAAGCTGCAATACACCGTTGGTCGCATCCAGGGTCACGGTAAAGGTATTACCAGAGGATAAATTGACTTCCGACCCATAATCCCAGTATCCGACTAGATATTTATTTGCTGGCGTGGAGTCATAAATCACCACATAACGAAACTGAGCTATAGCCCCACCAGAAGCCGTCCAAGTAGGATTGGGAGCACTTGCAATATATTTGTAAGTGCCTCCGCTCTGAGTTGAGGATGTCAGGGTAAGGGTAGCACCTCCAGTCGTGTACCCATTACCGTTAGCTATCTCTGAGATACTGGAGAACTGGCTAAAGGTATTTGTGGGTGCAGAATCTGTTAGCGCAACTTTGAAAGTATCGGAACCGAAGTTAAATAAAGCATTCGCGAGATTTGCTACAAAAGGCTGGAACTTATTAAAAGAAGCAATTTTCCGAATTCCTCCTAGCTGAACCTATTATGTTTGCGAAGATTGTGTTCAGCTGGCACAACTTGCAAATTAAATGGAACATGTAGACCAGATACAGTCTTTCTAATTTTACTCCACCAACAATGTAATGACGTCACCACCGGTCCCTAGAGCCGTGGCATCAGCATCTCCAGCCGCACCACTCACCATGTAATACATCGGACCCAACTGCACTAACGTTCTCTGGAGTATCAATCCCACAAAGGTCGTGGAGATCGGAATCGTAAAGATAGGACCCGTTGGAGCAATACCTGCGGTCGGAGCGTTATTCTGGTTACCCTTCCAAGTAATCCTTATGTAGTAAGTGGCTGCTTCTGCATTACTTGCTACCACCCCACAAAATTCGGAGAAGCTCCCGATTTGAGTCCAGGTTGGAGTTGAGGTCCCAGTAGTGAAGTGAATGGGAACCATGGATTTACTCTAAGGCACCAGGCAGACTGGTATAGGGCAAAACATCGCAGCGCACGAGTTCCAGAATAATGGCTTGAGCTGCATTACCCGTCAGGTTGCCTGTCGTGCCATTGAACCAGGTAAAGGTCAGTACATTGGGAGTCGCACAATAACAATTGGTGATGAATAGCCCAGAGACTCCAGTACCCTGGACACTCCAGTCGAAGTAATCACCCGGAAGTACACCGTTTACCGTAACCGTCTGGTTGGCTGAAACCTGTGTATTGACGTTGGGAACCGGGACTGAAGGCAAGTAGAGCATGGTATCGATAATTTCGTTCCCACGAGAGATCTGAGTTGCACCTGGCATAAGTACTCCAAAAGAAGGGCCTCCGAAGAGGCCCTATAAATTGCCCTTACGGGCAGAGGGAATTAACCGTAGATGCGCAGTCCCAGTGATCGGTACAACGACGCTGGTCCATAGAGCACATCTGCCCTAGTCGGCTCAGAATCGTTATTGACCGTGTACTGGGTGACCATGCGGATACTCATGCCGACGTCCTCATCGTCATAAGCACGAGCAGCCATCTCTACTCCTCGCGGGAGAGGAAGATCGGCAAAGGCCAACGCAAAGGCGTACTTGTGGAATACTAGCCCTTGAGGGGTAACGGTTCCTTGAGTAGCCGAATTGTTGAACACAATGGCCGAACCGCTCACCGGAGCAGTGGTAACGTTCTGGAACTGACCGCCTGAGATAATCGCTTCCCCGATATTGAGCGTGCAATAGCCGTTAGAGTCTGAGGTATATACCCCAGTAGCGTTATTGAACGTTCCGTTGGGAAGGGTCGTCGGTGAGAAGTAGATTCCAGAGGTCGCAGCACCGTTCGGAGGAGTCCCGAAACCACCCGGGGGAAGGACTACGAACTGCTTCAAGGTCCGACCATATTGTCTGCGGTTCTGAGGATTGACCGGATAGACGGTGGCTATGGTAAAGATATCTCCAACGGTACAAACCGGTGAAGTAGCAGTGAAGCCCTGGACCGTCAAAGTTCCAGAAGCTGCCCAGCCCGTCGACAGAAGGGCACTGTTCGAATAGCCCGAAGTGGAAAGAGTCGCAAAACTCGCTGCCGTACCCGTATTAGTACCAGTGGTAAAGGACAGAATATTCTGATCCTCCCACCAGTCCAAACCAGCATATTCCTTTGTTACGAGACCCTTCTCGTTGAATTCACTGATTCTCGCTTGAGGGTTAAACAATCCCTTCTGAGCATCCGTCACCGCAGACATGGTGATGGGATCAAGAACGCAGTTCTTCTCACCCTCAGTCGGACATGACTCTAACGCCAGGATCGCTCGAGCATCCGAGAATATCTTGTAGGAGGCCGGTTGAGTTCCAGCGGTTCCAAGAGCATTCGCGGTGTTATAGGTGTAATACTGGGCAGAATCGGCATCGATTCTATTCGCGACCGTAGCAATCTGCGGCTTCAGAATCCTCTTCTTGAACATATCCATGCTCAAGGCCAAATCCTGGGTCGTGAACTGCACGTCCACGTGGTACTGATAATTCAGTACTACGGGAACATAGGTCTCGAAAGTGTCCTCGACATTCAGAGGAGGACCGTAAGTGCCGATGTAACGTGGGGGGCGTCGGATATTAACAGTGTTGCCGACCTTAGCGCCGGTCTGGGCAAACTCATTGCTATCAAGTTGTTACTGCCATCTCTGGCGGAGAGACCGCTTCGGGTCCCTCTCTGCACCTTCATCTATCCGTGCAGGTCAGACTATCGCTTGCCTTTTAAGGCCCCTCTCACTTAGTCGTTCAGGCTGCCTTGCGGCTTGCCCCTTGTTGCCCCATCGGGTTTCCAAGTCAATCAGAGAGGGTTTAACGTCAGCAGCTATGGGTTTACTGACGCTCCACACGATTCGCGATCACTAATTCGTTCTCTAGTACTACTAGAGCCTCATTAGTGATGTAACTCATCGTGAGAAGTTGTTGAGTCATATCAATACCTTACGAGTGTATGTTGATGTTACTTGAATGGCGCTTGCCGGACAAGATCATGCAGATCATTGAATCCGATACGCCTAACCAATCACCGATCACTCGCTGAGTACAGCCTGCAGCGCGCAGGTCACGGATACGCTCGACGTCAGTCGCATTGAGGATTTGCGCCCTAGTACCTTGATGACACGCATGGCGCCTTTTGCGTATCATATCTTCTGAATTGTCGCTATTTTAATGCTTTTTGCGCTTCGCTCGCTCGTAGTCTCTCAATTCCCTAAAGGACATCTTGGAAGGGTCAGTATTGACCGTTCCGGTTCCAGTAGAGGAAAGGGGAGTGATCGGAGGCGGTGCTCCACCACGCTCGACTACCTTCGGAGGTTCCGGCTCTTTGACCGGGGGTTTCTCAAAGGTGAGCTCGAGCTTGCCGATTTCAGCTATCGCTTTGATCGGCGGTAGTTTCGAGATGCGATCCACTGTCTCAGGATGAGTCGCTAGGTGATAGCTCACATCCGGACCATATTCACTCTCGGTGATGTATTGAAGCACCGCATTAGGTAACCAAGCTTCACTCTTGCCGATGGCTTCGTGAAAGTCTGGATACTTCTTAACCGCAGCATCGACCCTGGACTTGAATTGGGATTCAATCCGGGTCTTCTCTTGCTGCTCCCTTTCCTGTGCTTGACGCACCCGCTCATCTGCTACAGCCTTCTTCGCTGCAAAGTCCGCTGACGCTTCGGTAAAGTCAGTCCATCTGACTTGTCCCTTATCGTCCGTGAAATCCTTAATATCAGGTTTCTTTAACTCGGGTTCTTTCGGAGGAACCTTTTTAGCTTCTGTCAGCTCCTTTTCCAGAGCTGAAGCTCGCTCCTCAGCCAATCTTGCACGATCGTACTGATTCTTGGCGAAAGCTTCAGCATCAGCCTGAGCCTCTTGGGCTTCTTTCATCTGGCGATGCTTTTTGTTGATCTTCTTGCGGACATGTTCGGTCAGATCAATATCGTCAGGCTCTAAACCTTCGTCCTCAGCAGGGATCGGAGGTGGTAGTGGAGCAGGAGTCTCAGCCTTTTCCTGTGGAGGAGGTGCAGCTTTTTCTGCAGGCTTGATCTCTGGCTTATCAGGTAGTGTTTCATGCTTGCCACTCTCGATAAACTCCTGAAGTCCTGCTCCCGTAATTACCTTGGCCATTATTTCCTCACCCAAGTAGCCGAGATATCGAATACTGCGTCCTTGTAAAACTGAATCGCAAAAGTCTGTCGCTCCTGGTTCTTCGATTGGAACTCAGGATGCAACGTATAACCCCAAGTGCATTCGAAGTTGCAGCTATATCCTTCAGGATTCCATTGGATATCATTGTCTGGAGCGTTCTCATCCCGCCATTTCTTGGAGAGATAGTAGAACCACATCTCAGACACCGGAGGCCATTGGTGGGTGAAATCCCCATAAGCTCGGTTGGAAGCCCAATATGGCGTGATGACATAGGCCTTAGCCTCCTTCTGCATCACTCGGTGCATCTCATTGACGACTTTCACCCTCTGAGGTCCGGTGAAGTGCTCCATCGCATGAGACATGTGGACTTCTGCCACCGATTCATCTTCCCACGGCCATCTTTCAGTGAGATCACAGATTACGTCTACTCCGGGGAAAGAGCGTCTATCGACTCCCGTGTAGCCTTCCTTTTTGTTCTTCCCGCAGCCCAAATCCAATCTCGTGATAGACTGCGGTTCAACCAATTTCAATGCTGAGCGACGTTTAGCCATGCCAATACTCCGAGTATGTAAAACCTGCGGACAGTCTTATTCTGCTCCGCCCTCTCAAAAACTCTTTTTCTGCTCTAATGCCTGCTACCACGTTGCCAAGAAAGGGGCAGGTAACCCCAAGTGGCGGGGCGGCAATTTCATCTGCGATGGTTACCGCTATATCTATGCCCCCGATCATCCCAACGCGATCAAAGCTGGTTATATCGTGGAGCACAGACTAAATATGGAAAGGAAACTCAAGCGCCTTCTAACCACCAAAGAAGTCGTTCATCACATCGATGGCAACAGACTCAATAATTCCATCGACAATCTCGTTCTCTGCCAATCCACTGGTCATCATTTCATTACCGAGCATCTATCAGAAAGAGACAACAAAGGCCGATTCTATCGTACTAAATAATGTCGTTTCCCTACCACATAGTATCTTCGGGTCCGAAGGCACCTTCGAGGTCATGATGGCCCACTTTCACGCTGCAATCGATCGCACATCGATAGCCGTATTTTCTAGCCTCGGACCAGAATGCTAAATCTTGTGTCCCCACACCTTTGTTATCGATTCCTGTATGAGTCTTGAACCAAGGCTTGGCTAATCTCTTGTCGGTGAACATCTTCAGCCGCCAGAGATTGAAACCCATTCCAGTTCCATAGCACTCCACCAATCCACCTTTGGGATCGGGAGGCTGAGGTCTGTAGTTCAGGACCGGATCAGAGATATCTCCCCAAATCTGCGCGCATCCGCCTTCGCCTTTAGTGAAGTAGAGCCCTCCGATACAAGCATATTCGGGATGCAATTCCATTTCATCGACTAATTTCACGACTCCATGACTCGGAGGAGCGTTGTCGTGTTCGACCGTCAAGATATATTCCCATTTCTTCAGCTCATCATTAGCCAAGATGTTCTCTATGGCTGTGGAATAAGCGTCTCCGACTTCCATACCCTGGGCGAGAATCTTCACTACTCCGTTATTCGGAGGGAAAGCTAGATTCCACCAGGAAAGCATGCATTTCGCTGATACTTTCTCAGCGGCAGGCAAGATTACGATAATCCTCTGTTTCTTCCACGAGGAGCCTTTGAGAAGCCTGGCTGTGGTCTTCTCAGGCTCTGCATTGTGCTTACCGCCGAAATCCGCCATGACGAACTGTGGTTTCATCTTAAGTCCATAACCAAGTTGTTGCCCCAGCTACACTCGGTGCATCAAAGATAGCGGCAAACGCCATTAACTTACAGACGCTATTACCAGTAACACTAGACCCCACATTTTGGGTTCCAGTGGAACTGAGAATTTCATGCGATGACAATCCTGGAGTCGTACCATCGACCAATCCAGTCCAACCGCTAATATCTGCAGTGCCAGTGGTCGCAGACAATGTTTCTCCACTAACGCTATTACAGTCATAAACCAATGCACTGATAATTGATGGTTGATTACTATTACTAGGAGAAACAGAGATAGATGTAGTACCAGTGGCTGCTTGAGCTGATGCATGCCCATCAAGTGGATTAATCGCCGCTCCACCAATCTCTCTAACCCATATTCCGACCTGACTGATCGAAGAAGAAAAAGTTACAGTAATTGTTGTCGATCCACTCGCGCAATTAGGAGCATAACCATGTGCTGCACTATCACCTTGATCACTATTATATTGAGTATCCAACGTCGTCCAGGTATTTACCCCATCGGAAAAGGTAAATGTGATATTCCCTAAACCAGTAGCAAAAGCATGCAAAGCACTGCCATTAGCTACATTGTTGGGAAGAGTAACTTGGATGCTTCCATGATTACCCTCGTTATTAGAAGTCTGGGCCTCTTGCAAGACACTGAGCATCTAAGCCGTCACATTCACAAACACAACCGGAGCATAGTAATCCACTGCATTTCCGCCCGATCCCGCACCAGATATCTGCGTTAAACCTATAGAACCAGGTAGAGCAGCTGAGGTCACCGAGAAGAATCCCTGTCCGGGAACAAACTGCATACTGTTGACTTGCGTCTGTCCGATGAGACCTTGCAATTGGGGACCAGGCCCTAACGGTACAACAACATTGCTCAAACTCGCAGCATTGGTGTTCGTAAAGGTCGTGTTCGTCATCACACCGACGAATAGATCATATCCACCGGTATAGTTCACATTAATCGGTGCTGAAAAGCGTCTCATCCCGGAAATCGAAGCCGCTGAGTTATTACTCGAGTTGGTCCACTGATACGACTGAGAGCCACTGCTTGCAAGACTCAAGGTCGAACCATTGAGAGAATACAGCCCGACATAAAGGCTCAAAGCCTCAGCATCTGAAGACAATGCAATGGTGGACAAGGAGACTGAAGCGAAGATATCCGCTCTCGTAGCAGTGAACGGAAAAGCACCGGGTGCAGGATAAACCTGCACGCTTCCAAGACCATTCTGCGTCACCGTCGTATTGAGCGACGGAATCGGCTGAAAGAACGACAGTTGAACTAATTGAGCACCAATGGAGATCGTGCTCGCATTGACTGCGACTGAGACTAACCCTGTCCCCGAAAGCGATGAGGTCACAGGAACCGACAGTTGCACGCTGCCGTTACTGAATCCGACGGTCATCGCTCCCAGACCATCGAAACTCACGGTTCGTGCATCAAGAGTCGTAGAGCTATTTTGAGTAGTGTTGCCTACTCCGTAGAGTCCTACGGTTTGATTGGTCTGGGTCGGAACTGTATAGGAAGCGGTAATACTCGCCGCGGAAGCTCCAGTGGACACTCCAAAGGTCAAGCCATTGGAGTTCTGAAAGGTCATTCCCGTGACGGTATTACTATTCCCTGCTCCCCCTGAAACAGCTAGCGCTGAGATCAATCCAGCTGTTACAGGAACGGTATAGGAGCCCGTAACGGTGACGACAGAGGCTCCAGTTGAAACCCCAAAAGTAAGTCCGTTGGAGTTCGAGAACGTGATACCAGAGACTTTGCTCTGACTGTTCCCAGCTCCTCCCGAGACATTCAGCCCAGAAATCAATCCTGCGGTGACAGGAACCGTATAAGAAGCTGAGATTCCATTAGCCCCGGAGGAGCCAAAGCTCACTCCATTGGCATTCTGGAAAGTCAGAGTTCCCGAGGAATAACTGCTATTACTGACCGAAACCGCAACCCCACCAACTCCTGCGGCCGATGCTGTTATCGTCTGACCGTTAATCCCAAAAGTGACGCCGTTAGCATTGGAGAACTGAGCGGTCCCCGAGGTGATGGAATTGACTCCATCAAAGAGCGCAACTCCCCCTCCAGGGCCTCCACCGAGAGCTATAACAGGCCCTGTGGGCCCTATGAGGCCTGTGCCAGCGGTGTTATTCCAAGCCGCATAAGGCCCTCCTGCGACATTCCCCGTGGTCTGGGTCGCAGGTCCTGGATTGACGGCAGTCACCGGCCATCCTCTTTGGCCGCGATCTCAAGTTGAGGTAGAAGAGCTCCAGACTTATCCAGAGGTTTACCGGTGTGTCTCGTTTCGACCACGGATAGCTCTGCTTGAGTATTCACAGCTCCTTGAGAAGCTGGAGACAGAGCGCTTTTACCCTCCAGACACTTCACCTCAGCTTGAGGGATTAGAGGTTGAGACGCGGATAGAGGTAAAGCCGTCCTTTGGCTCTCCAAAGCATCCTCATGTCCGCAGAGAGGACATCTCATTTATTCCTCTCCAAAGGCACATCCCTCCATTCTCCACCCTCATATCCGTCTCGCTTCCAGAACTGCTGTAACGCAAGCCAGGTTCTAACTTCTGAAGTCGTGATGTTCTCGCGTTCCACGAATCGGAGCTGCGCCGTCGGATACCAGTTACCGGGACGGCGCTTGTTCTTCAATAGTTCCTCAGCACAAAGGCGTAGTTGCCTGCAATTCCACCACTGATACCCGTCTGAGCGACCTGAGTGCTTGCAATAGTCAGAGGCAGAGCTCCGGAGGTCGTCGTGTAAACGCCCTGGAAGTAGTTCAGACCCTGAGCACTTGAAGTAACCGCCGTGATCTCGGCGTAATTCGTCGCACTTAGTCCCAGTCCGCACTGATGCGACATCGAGAATCCCAGAGCTGTCGTCGAAAGACCCACACTGGATTGACTCGTGGACATGTTAAAGGCGACGTAGTACTCACCTGGAGACATATTAATGTTGATGGGAACTGAAACCGGTCTCAAACCCGCAGTAATGAACTGAGTGTTTCCAGCGGTTCCAGAAGCATAACTATAGGTCGTCTGGGTAGAGCCCCAGGACAAAAGCGATGCTGCAGTCGTGGAACCCGCAGTGTTAGTGCTCAAGAAAGAACTGTAGACACCGGCGTTAGCCGTGATTGCGATTGCAGCGGTTGCAGTCGTCGCAGCAGAAGCTGCGATGATATTGAGCAACGCATCCATCCGGGTTGCAGTGACCGGATAGTTACAAGGGAAATAGTTGAGAAGAATATCTCCGTTCACCGCTGCAAAGGTGACGGTAGAAACCTGGTTCGGCCAGACTACTCTTTGTAGAGGACCGGTAGATACATAAAGTTCGGTATTCGGGATACCGGCAATTGCTGGGCCTGGATTGGCCATTTAAGTCTCCTGAGATTGGTTTTCGCCCTTCTTCAGAGCGTGCTTGGCGGCCTCAATGTCATATTTGCCGCCGACATGGGTATCTAGAATCTTGCCTGCCGCGCCAATCTCGGCCACTGCGATACTTGCTTGTGCCTTCGTATGGGTATCGTGCATCTTGGTTTGAGCCTCGGTCACGATATCCGCACGCTTGGTCTGTTCCGTGAGTGCGTGTCGCTGCGTTTCCGCCTGTTCCTGCATCTGAGTGATGCCGCCCTTGTACTTCAGTTCTAACTGAAGATGCTGAATAACCTGTTGAGCCTGGGTCAACTGTTGCTGCATTGCCGTGACAATGCCTTGAGCTTCTTTAGGAAGCTGCTTAATGGCCTGTTCTAGCCCTTGTGGGGTGAGCGGAGCCAGACGATCAGCCAGATCGTCAGCCCCAGCAAAATCCATATTACGAACGATGAGATCAGCCCCCACTTTAGCAATGGGCTCGGCGAGAGGGGTCTTGAGTAGATCAAGCATGGCTTCTGCCCCTTCCAACCGTTTCGTCTCATATCCTGGCCCTGTATCCATGACGACGTCATATCTTCCTACCGTCACGTCGTTCTTGATGATGGTTAAGGTCGGGTCCTGAGGATTCGGAGCTCGCTCATTGATCTTCACCATCTGAGGGACCCCGTCTTCTCCCACAATCCTCTGCATCCTCTCCTCGGAGTAATAGTGAGGGATGAGATCGAGCAGAATCCGCCCCGTATGAGCTATTGCTCTGGTCTGATTGTCGTAGTACTGGAAATGACTGATATCTGAAAGAGTCTGTCTGCGTTCCAGAGCGACGCCGGAAACAACCTCACCAGGCTTATCCTGGCCGGGCTCATGAGGCATTCCCGCGAGGGCCATCAAGTCCTTGCCTGCACTCTCTGCCGCCCCCACGAAGCCCGCGGGGATTGCTACAGGCTCGGTTCTGATGGGGGGCGGCAGAGGTGTTTTGGTGCCATCCGGTTGCTCGAGGAAGGCCGGATTGTAGACCAGAGCCTTATAGGGCTTCTGGTTCGCATCGTTCCACTCGTTATGACCGTCGAAATGCTCTGCGGTCCCTAACCATGGGGCCAGGGGGGCGAGAGCTATGGTCTCAGTCTCCTTCGTTCTCCAATAGTTGTACATCCTCTGGGCATCCATCATGTCCATGACCATGCCCCGCCGTCGCACCTCACCGTTGAGGTCTAGACGGTTCCCTTCACAACGGACTATGGGAATCCAGTGACCGGGTAGTTCTACCTTTTCGACTACGGTCGTACCGTTGATGCGATACCACTCGATCTGTCTGCGATAGGTGGGACGCTTGATGTCATCCCCCCTAAGATTCTTTGCAACACCTCCGTGGCGCTCGGGAACATAGAGGCTTTGATAGACAGACCCTCCTGATTGGAGCTTGAGGAGCGTGTCCTTTTTCTTGGCGATCCGGAAGTATTCAGCAAGCCGGATTTGCTCCTTGGTTTGCCAGTCCTTGAATTCATCCCCTGTTGCTCCTTCTCGCCATTCCGTTTGTTCATCATCCGGATACTTACGCTCATACTCTGATCGCTTCATCATCTCCGAGACGATGCACCATTCCATATCCTCGCCCGAGGGTTGGATAGAGGCTGGATCGATATAAACAGTAAAGGGATTCATGACCGGCAGCAAAATCAGCTCCTGCTGATCGACAGAATCCTTCACCCATTCCGATAAGACTCTCCAGTATCCCCAGCCGATCTTGACCGAGAATTCGCCCCCGGTGTCATACGCCACTCCAGCGTGACTATGAGTCTCGATGTGGCGGATGAGACCGGAAATCTTCCTCGCTATATCAATATCAGCCCCTTCCCCCACCGGATGCACTTTGATCCGGGGTCTCTGCTGTCTCATGTTATTCACCACCCGTCGCACCATGGTACGGGTGTGATTGATGGTCAGAGTGGGTCGGCGAGATATCTTACGGAGATTGCAGAGATCATCCGGCCATTGTTGGCCATCCTCGAACTGCAGGGCTAGAACAGCGTTGTTTCTGTTCTCACCCTCTGCTTGTTGTGCAATGCGCAATCGGTCTGCACATTCAGCGAAGATTTCAGTATCTGTTATGGCTTCTTTGTGGGATTCGGCCGGGATTATGGGCATCTAGCTGATCTAATGTACGATGGCGTACATAACTTGATTTTCCCTATGATAGGCTTTCAGAGCTAGCAACGGATGACCCCCGGGGTGGCCGGGTAGCGCACCGAGACTGCCCCGGGGGTCCACTTCAAGTATCCATCCAGGAAAGACCATCGTGTCTCGGAGGGATACTCAAGATAGGCTCCTGGACTTTAGATCGCTGAATCTGAGGCGGTTTAGCAAACTCCAATCCCCTCCCAATGAGGCTGCATACGTCCACGCCATCATCGTATTTCCCTGCTGGAAATCTCATCAGCTGCCCCATAAGGGTTGGGAGCCAGGCGGAATGCGTCGGCATAAAGACATTCCCCATCGCCGCACGAGCCTGAAATGCTCTTGCGCGCACAACCTTGTCCGCAATCGAGGGCAGCCATTCGAGCCTGCAGGGAGTGAGCCGCTCGGACATGCGCCTCTTCAAGAACGGCTCTATAGCTTTGCGGATTGGACCTGATTCGCCGAACCAGATCAGGGGTTGCCATCGGGCTATCAGGTCGCACTGTCGCTCGATCCAGACGTTAGATGCAGCTTGTTCTCGCCACCAGTCAAGAACATACAAATCCCCATTGTGGTCGAGTCCGAAAATACCATGCTCAGTGTAGTCCCCTCCGCCTTCAGTGACAGCGTAGTCACTGGCTCCGTAGATGTGCATGGTTTGGGGGGCTGTGGCGTATTCGTTGAAGTGCTCTCGTTTGAAGTAGTCTCCATCTTCAGGAGCAGGGTCTTGCTGGTAAAGAGCATTCCAAGCCCTGACATCCATCCTTGCGGTTTTAACCATTTCATCCGTAAACCACTCGGGCCACAGTCTCTCGCCTTCCTTTCGTCCCAGAGGATCATTCTCTACTGCGAGCATGGGAAGCTTCAGGATTTCCCATCGGTTTCCCTCTCGCTCGAGGATTCGTCCTGAGAGATCAGCTTCATGCCATCGGGTCTGGATAACAATCTGCGGAGCTCCAGGAAGAAGCCGCGTGAGGAAATCATTGAGATACCAGTCCCAATGTTTCTCTCTGACACGCTCCGAATCCGCTTCTTCCCTACTCTTGACAGGGTCGTCGATAAGGCCGAGACCAGCTCGCCTTCCTGCGATAGCACTACCGATACCAGCAGCGAAGAATTCTCCCCCTTTCTCATTCTCCCAACTTCCCGCTGATTTACTGTCTTCGTTACAACCAAAACCAAAGACGTTCCGATAGCGATTGCTCGCTACGATGTTCCTTGCTCGTCGGGAGAATCGTTCGGCGAGTTCTGTCGTGTTTGAAACGCCCAGGAGCGGAGTACTGAAATGTCTTCCCATGTAATAGGGCGGGAAGAGAACGGAAGCATACGTGCTTTTAGCTGAGCCCGGAGGCATCCAGACCATGAGTCGCTCGAGTTCCCCCCTGACAATAGCCTCAAGGCGTTCGATAAGAAGCTTGTGGTGCCTGGAAGGGGATGGAGTGATTCCAAGATATTCAATGAAGCTCGCCAGGCTCTTCGCCGCCTGTCGGCGCGCTAGAAGTTCCGATGCGGCCTCCTGTGGCGATAGAGGCGAGCTCAGCATCGCTGAGTTCAGTTGCGTCACGGATCGTAAACTCTCCGATGACCTCGCTGGGAATTAGCCGGCCATATAGCTTATAGAACTCCGTCAGATTCTCTCTTGCCCAATCTGCCATTGCTGCTGTGCCACCGAGTCTCGTGAATACAGCAACAATGTTCTCTTTGACTTGAGCGCCTAATCTATTCTTTGCACCTAGGGGTCTAGCCATAATTTACTGCTTAAGCAGATGATTTACCTTGTACTCGGCCAGCGATCGAATCTCGGCTGATAAACCGTTACTCCACCTGAATCATTGGGAATCTCGAAATGTCTTCCCATGTTCTCTTCCCTCTGCGTCAAGGTATCAATCTGTTCCAGGATTGAGAGTAACTGCTTCTGGACTTCTTTCATGCTGTTCTGCAATAGAAATACGTCTTGCTCTAGTTTCTCGATCCTGGGAATGACTTTGGGTGGGCCTCTTTTGGACACGAAACCTCACATTCAATGGAAAAGCCATTGAAACCAGAGCTTTAAACCTCTGTTTGCATTCAAGACAAAATGTTAAATATTCAGGACACTCATGACCGCATTGTAAACATCTAGGGGTCGAGAATAGCGGCAACATCGTCTTCGGTGCAGACAACGTGCTCTTTGGTTCCCCAGATGAATGTTTTGTGGAGATAGCCTTCAAGCTCTAATCCACCGAGCTCTACGATGTCTCCGACTTTGACCTGGGTCGGGACGAAATGCTTACTGAGCCACCTTTTGGTCCTCTTCCCTTTCCGACCGTCGTATTTCCAGCCGTATTTTCCGGGACCCACGGCTTTGACTTTGCCCCTAAGTGTTCGGCCACGGTAGACGACGCTGATAATGTCACTGGGGCGCCATTCAAGCGGTTCAATGATGATCTGATTAAGTATCGGGCGTAAGCTTGAGGACTCAGGGATAACCTCGGACGATTCATTGCCGATTCGAGTCCCAGCAACAACCGGACCACCAAAGCTCATGATTTCTTACGGCTTTTCTGCTTTTTCTCGGCATACTCGGAATACGCAATAGCGGCCCTCTGCTTCTGAGGCCACTTCTGGTCTTTCTTCGCTCCCATGAAGCGGGAAATATATTCGCTAAGGGGCTCGCCCTTATTTGGGGTTGGCATAGTCCCTAATTAGCCACGCCAAATGCTCAATAGCCTTAGGCATTGTTCTTCGTGGGCTCTACAGTCTTCTTGGACTGAGTCACATCCGAAGGATCGGTAGCTTTCGTGGAATGGACATTAGACTGATCGACAATTGTCGGAATCTTGACCTGCATTCCAGACTTTCCACCGACATAGTTATATCCAGGTCCATGACCTCCGGGTCTGAAGCCTGAGGCCTTTCCAGGCTCACCAGCGCCTAGAATCTTGCCTACCTGTCTTGCCCCATTGGTTAGCTCGAAAGCCTTCTCAGGACGGCCTGAGGAGGTATTCTCGCGGCCGTTGAATCGAGGTTGATTACCGTTTGGGACCCTGGAAGCCATTAACCGAGCTCTCTGACCTTTGAGTGATCCGTGCAATCGGAGTCTTTGGGGAGTCGAAATACCACCCCATCCTGATGGCCGCGTTCGCCGGCGTGGTTGTGATCCTCGATTCCTGCAACGGACTTCGGATGACCCGATTCCTTCTTCATCCCCTTGTGGCTCGACTTGTTTTCGCCTCCCGGCGGCATATTGGGCATTGAATTTCCTCAAGTGACAGAGACACACTCTAGCCGTTTATTACTCTCCAATTGTCTGACAGTCAAGCCGTATATGCGATGGTACAATATTCGGCGTGCACGACTGACCTTCACACGTAGCGCATTGACGCTCCAGCGCATCGTCTTGGCCTTCTCGTAGATGTTCCAGTATCCCCCAGAGGGCTTGAGATTAACGGCGTAGAAGACCTGTAATGCGGCCTGGTGCGATTCTGAGAGTCTCAAGATATGGTAGTGGACCTGCCAGACGGTCTTGGGCATCTCGGCGCAGAGGATTTTGTGGCCCGCCGGCTGATCGGACCAAGTGAGGGTATGGCTGGCTTGATGGGGGAGACCCAGGTCCATATGATGACGCTCGTACCAGTCGCCCCATCTCAAGAGCCGGCCGTGCAGTTCCTGGTACTCGAGCGAGACTCGGATAATCCCTCTCCCTTTCCCTCAGTATTCCATAATCCAAGAGCTCGCTCAATCCACTGTAGAGCTTCCCCGGACTTGATTTGACTCGGTGCAACACGAATTAAGCGCCAGCCTAAAATGGCTAATTCGGCGAACTTGCAGTTGTCCTCGAGTACCCCTGCCCCCCTAACGTGACGGCCTCGAGTCCACAAACCGCCATCCACCTCGATAGCTAATTTCTGTTCCACGTAAGCAATATCCAATCTCCATTGCCTCTTCGGATGAAACTTAAATTCACACACGAATCCAGAGAGTAAAGGATTAGCGTGTTTAAGTTCCCAGGCTAGTTGATCGGCTTTATCGACTCTCACGAATTCTCCAGACATATTCAGCCCCCTTTCCCATCCGGATCCCAACTCCGTGGTGGTACTTAGGCTCCCCAACTCATATTGTTCCTTTAGTGAATCAATGGCATACTGTAGTCCAAGCTAGCGTATCCGAGGGCCATCACCAGGTAGCGCACTGAGCTGGTGGCCCTCACTCTAGACATACTCCAACCCCTTTCCGGTCATGCAATCCTCTTCCTTCTTTGATGTTTGAAATGCTGTCTTATTAGGGAACACATTTCATCGAGTGATTTGCACTGCGGCAATCCTCGAATGATGTATGCAATTGGACCGTACTGAAACCATTCTCCATTAGCCGCATATCGATTAAGTAATTTGTGAAGCACGGCTTCCGTCTGTTCTGCGGCTTTCTCACTTTGACACAGAATTTTAAATAGCATCTTCAGCTTTACAGGATTACCTACCTGAAGATCATTCATACGGTCTCGTGGGTTATTGGCTTTCCCAATCTTCACGTACTGATTAGCCTGTATAGCATAGACGTACATAGATCCCTCCATGACCCCCCCACCCCCCATAATCAAGGGGTTAGGAGGGGCGACCTCCCTGCTTTAGTTTAGACTCGCGCCTGGATATAAGCCCCCAGCGAGTAGTCATCGATGAGGGTCAGGTGACTAGCCCATATACTTTCGTGCCTCAGACGGGTCCGAAAGCTTGGCCGGGTTGACTTTGGATGTCCGTTAGGCAGAATGTGCCTATCCGGATGCGCCGCTATCGCTCCGGCCCGGCTGTCAACCGGACCTACGCCCCCTTGGACATAATCCCTGGGGGCGTTTCTTTTATAGTCCTACAGTTTGAGGTAATCAAGTCTGACATAAACTCGGGTTTGACTGTTCCATTAGCGCTACAGTAGACTCATTCTAAGCATGCTTTGTATCAGAGGCGTCCTCACCGGTTACCGGCCCGAGCTGAGGCGCCTCATTTGCTGGACTGAGGACTGGCGAGTCTATTCGGCAAACTCCCACTCGCCACAGGAGCCACAAAATCCAGCGTCCGAAGGCGCCGGGCATGCCTACTCCAATTACGAGATGAAGCTTCGCGTTTTCGCGCTTGAGAGCCTTGTTCTTTCGACATGCGTGTCAATAAAGCGAGGTGGGGGCGGATTAACTCTAAAAGCCGGACAAGATCAGGCGAAGGCGTGGATCGAGCGGCAAGCTTTCGACTTGGAAAAGGAATTACAGCAATCCGAGATTTGGAAGTCTTTACCGGAGCCGAAGCATCTAACCGTCGAGCTTTTCCGCGCCGAGCTTTCTGACTTGGCATCACGAGTTGGTCACTCCAATGGTTAAGAAAAAGCAGCCTAAAGACACCCCCGAGCAGCAGCACACGCGCTTTGTCGAAGCGGCTAAGAAAGCTGAAGCCGATGAAGCGCCGGATGCTATGGATAAGGCGTTCAAGAGGATTGCCTTGGAGAAGAAGGCCCCACGGAAGCCATAGTGGTCCTTTTCATGTATCCGTCTATTAGCGATCGTCGGACATTCGCTAATGCGCCCGGTTTGTAGCGCATGATAGTAAGTCGGTCCCTTTTTCCAGAAGGGGTCGTGCCATCGTCCTGTGAAATAGGTTTGCCTTCTCGCGTTTTAATTTCCCTAACTCCTTGCGAGAGCGCTAGGAAATCTCCAGCCATCAATGGATCGCATTCTTCTTTGGCAGCAAATGTAAGTTCACCAAGTAAATCGTATTCTGATCCCTTAAGATCCCTTTTTATCTCGTTAAAAATCCGCAGCGCATCGCCTGCATTCTTGTGCCCACTTTCCAGAACGCAATGCAAGGTAGGTAACTGACCACGATGTTTCCGACGCGCCGCCTCGACAACGAAATGCATGAGGCAGTTATGTACGCATATTCCGTACTTGCTATCTAGGCGCAGTTTTTTTGGCTTCTCACCAGTTTTGTACTCGGCCTCATATGCAGCGTTATCGAGCACCGCAACCGCGCTTTCCATAAAGGCATTACTGGTTAGTTCGTATAGAGCCTCGACCAGCGCAATACATTTCTCGTTACTCCATCCTTTAAATTCGCCGGTCTTGTGTTTAAATTTCCTGGTGTGGAACACCTTGAAGCCGTATTCCCTCTTGATGATCCGGTAGGCTCCTTCGAATGCTTCCCATTGACGAGCGCTCGCCATAGCGCCGCCGACCACGGTAACCGGCGACCCGTCGTGCGTATGGCCCTCATCAAGGTAGCCAGTAATGATCACAAATAGACGCTCAGCCTCCCACCTGTGGGCAATAGCAACGCAAAGTTCACGCGCAAACGACAACCACCTAAGGCCGCTATCATCATAGCGCCTCTGGTTTGCGAAGTGTAACGTCGCCTTATTCTTTGCTGCCATTTCCCATGGCCTTAAGAAGCTTCTGCAGCGTCACATAGCTAGGCTTAAATTCTCCCTTGATGAGATAATGCAGCGTTCTAAGGGATATTTGAGTAGCCCTCGATACTTCCGCCACACCAGTTGACCGTATATAGCGCTTAATCTCATCGATCTGCGTCATTCCCCAACTATACGCTTAAAATAATTCTCCGCAAGCTATTGCATCCTGCAAAGGATTGCAGTAGCTTATCGGCCATGGATGCGGAGGGCTAATGGACGATCCACAAGGCAACGAGCAGCTAGGCGAGCAAGAGCGAGCGCTCCTGGATGCTGATCCGGGATATATCGAGTGGCTGGAGAGCTTGGATAAGCATATGGAAGTCTATGAACGCTGTCATGGAACTGGTCTCGTCACCCTCCATGGTCTCTATTACGGTGGCGATGCCGATGATCAACCCTGTCCGGAGTGCAAATAAATCATGAATGTCAAAATAAACGAAGCCCTAGCGCGCAAGGTGCTGGGTATTGTCGATGCGGGCCTGGTGCATGGGTTGGGCAAACCCGAGCCCGGCAAGATGTGCGTCGAGGCTGCGGTCAACTACGCCTTGGGTGCCCCTCACGGCGATGCCCCGGCTTGCGTCGCACCGACTTTGCGTCTTTTGAAGATTTATCTCAATGACTCACGCTGGTCCTCAGATGCCGCGCGCACCAAGGGACTACGACGATTGGCTATTGCTCAGCTCGGCAGTGCCGCTGCATTGGATGAGCCAGAATTCGCACGTCGAGTCGTACGTCTTGCAATTCAGAAAGTTGTCCCGCAGGCGTTGAGAGCAGCAGCAAAGATTGCCACGGGTGAGCACCAGGTCGAGCTTTTGCGAGCCGCTAAGGCGTGTGAAGACGATCCCACACGCGTGAATGCAGTGAGCGCGAGCACCGCCAGCGCCACCGCCAACGCCGCCTACGTCGCCAACGCCGCCGCCAACGCCGCCGCCGCCAACGCCAACGCCTACGTCGCCAACGCCTACGCCAACGCCGCCAACGCCGACGCCACCGCCGCCTACGCCGCCACCGCCACCGCCGCCGACGCCGCCCACGCCGCCTCCGCCGCCACCGCCGCCTACGCCGCCGCC